CCAAGATCGCCTAGACAGATTAGACAATAGAATCTTTTGGATTCTTGGTATGGTATTGACCACATTAGTCACAATCATAGGAAGTGTCATTTCCAACAATATGTAGCCACATTTTCTGGTCATGTTAAATATATTACATGATACGACCAAAATGGGACACAACAAACCCTATAGTACAACAAGCAGTAGACAAATTACACGGTACTCGCAAACAGAAAGCACACATTATTCCACAGGTACACGCCTCTTTAGACTACTACACAGCAACGGGAAAGGGTATAGAGGTACTAGAGCACTATATCACCCATGATAAAGAGTATTTAAAGAGAGTTTTTTATTTTAATGGCGAAGTACATGACTACAACAATCATGATGTAGAAAGATGGAGCAGAGCAAATCGCCATAACACATGGTTTCAAGTATTAAAGTTTGATGCCGGTCCTTACGCAAAGAACTATAGATAATTATTCAAATAAACTGCTTAACACAACATTAGCACTAGCAGAGTCTACTTTCTTGAATTCAACATCTGGACAATTAACAGTTGGCCATCCTTGAGCCTTTAACACTCCATTGATATTTTCACATGCTACCAGTAACAGTTTCAAGTTCTTTATTTGATACTTGGTAAAGTCTTTGATACCTGTCTTACGGTGTTGATTTAACATACCACACAAACAAGCCATTATGCTGATGTTGGGTTTGTTTTTGTACATGTTGCCTTTGCCAAATTGTTTACTGGGTGTAAACGCAACTGATCTTATTTCTTTGAACTCATGACATGCTTCACCTAGCACTAGTAGAAACTCTTCTAACCATGCTAATAACATATCCTTTTCTTGTTTTGATATCTTACAAAAGATAGTGTTTATATCAGTGTGGGTACTAATATAACTGTAATTTATAATGTGTTTTGCCATTACAGTATACCTAACCTATTGCTTAATTCAACTTGTATCAATGTGTGTTCCGGACCATTGACTCTAAAATTATCTAGTCCCCATTGAAGATACATCATAGGTAAATCTTTCATTTTTTTATGTTGATACTTACCAGGATGTGTCCAAACTTGATTTGCTGAATACCTAGACCATTGTCTTGTTTTTCTTTTATTTGCCATTGTATAAACTCCCTTAATATACTATATATTTAGTATCTAAGCAAAATATAAGCATATAATACACCTTTTTGAAGGTTAAAATGTTGAATGATACTTGACTTGTAACTACACATAGTCATGAACACACTACTAACAGTTTCCTCCTTTTAAGGTTAAAGTTAATATTAAAATAGTATCATTCAACAGTAGTAATTATACAACATTATGCGGTGCTTGTCAACCTTTTTGGCAAATTATATCCAAAAAAAAGCACACTTGCGTGTGCTTTTTAATCACCGATTAAAGTGTATATTAAGGGAATATACTATGTCTGTAGTAAACGTGTATTTTGGCAAATATGGATCACAATCTTAAAGAAAGGATGTTTACTACATTCCATAATAAAATGGCATTAGCATATAAAGAATATTGCTATTGATTATTTGTTAATGCAATAATATTTATCAAATAGTCTCAAAATGCCGTCTTTTTGCGGTGTTTTGACAGTATGTGATAAGTATATGTGTATTACAAGGCAAATAAGCATTATGGCAAGCAGAAATCACAAGGCACTACAAAAACTTTCAAAAACCTTTTATGGCACTGAAAACTACATCACACTTCAAACAAAACAATTGGCACTCATCAAGGCAATAATAAAAGATACTAATAACAAACAGAACGTAAGGGTAGCCGCCAGAAAATAATAGGCTAGAGATCAAGGCTATATGTGTAACAATGTATAGACTCTTAAAACTGAGATTCACAGCATACCACTGTAAGAATTGAGGTAAGACATTATTCTGTTATGTCGAGAACACAAACAAGTTCATAAACAATATATGTGTAGAGAACGAAGCATATACTAGGCCTTAGCAGGTGTGGAGTGAGTAAGAGATCCATTGGACATTGTGTATAATAAAATACCTGCTTCCTATCATGGCGACGACATACAATAAATCATGAGGAGGGAACTGTAATAGTTCCTTCTGACTTAAACTCCAAAAATCATGTTAAAAAATAATAGAAGAAAAAAATTAATCAAGAAGCAACTTGTTTGCGATTGATTAGGTCTTTAGACCTTTTACTAATTAACATGTTGGTTCAAACTAACTGAGTAAATAAATATACATTATATGTGGAACAGTTATGGGTAGACCAAAGTTAGATAATATACAAGACAAGTTTGAGTCTATCTCTAAGAGGTTAGTGGTAGATGATAATGATTGCTGGATATGGCCTGGACATACTAATAGTGCTGGATATGGTATGGTTTGTTGTGATCATATGACAGACTTACCCAATAACAAAGGTCTTATAACAGTACACAAATTAAGTTACTTGTATCATTACAGCAGAATGCCAAAGGACACCATAATACTTCACAGTTGTGATAATAGGAGATGTTGTAATCCAGAACACTTACGTTGTGGCACTCACAAAGAAAACAGTTTAGATGCTCAAGCACGTGGTAGACTTAAAGGCATTAACTACAGAAAAGAATATGGTATGAGCAGAGATGAACTGGCAACAAAATTAGGCATAACACCAGGCAACTTATCAAATAGGTTAAGAAAGTGGGGAAATCCCTATTACAATGCCAACAAATGATAAATACTTACACAACGCATACAGTGGCGAATAGAACACTGATTACAGGAGAACGCAATGTCAACTGAACATGAAGACTTTTCAGATAGCAAACCATTAACACCAGATACTCAATCACCAGGAAGTAAACGATTCGAAGAACTAAGCAGTGAAGAACAAGAACGTGTTATGCGTAGTATCAACAATGAGTTTGAACCCACAGACAATCATTACCGTGTAAAGAACATCAAGTATGGTGAAAAAACAGTAACAGGTCGTGTTATAGGTCGTAATAAAACAGTTATAAGTGAAGAAGAAGTAGCACAACTAAGCAGATACCACTGTACAAACAAAGAAATGGCAGACTTTTATGGGGTGCCCTTACAGACCTTTATGGACAACTTTCGTGATATAGTGGACAAAAACAAAATAATCACTAAACAACGTTTGCGTAAAGCACAATTGGACTTAGCACTCAATGGAGATAAGACTATGTTGATATGGTTAGGCAAACAAATGCTAGGACAAGCAGAGAATCCTGTTAACACAGACAGTAGTCAAGTGTTACCATGGTTAGACGAAGATAATAAATAATACTGTTAGTAGCATGGCTAGAGAGGTTCAAAAACATTTGCCAACCTATTATTCATCTCTAGAATACATTGGTAATGTACATGCTACTAACAACTTATAGGCAAAAGATATGAAGTTAACAACACCACAATTAGCAATAAGCAAAGACCCCGCAAGGTTTAGAACAGTGGTTGCTGGACGTAGATTCGGTAAAACATATCTTGCTATCAATGAACTAGCCAAGTTTGCTAGACACCCACATCAACGTTGTTTATACATAGCAACAACATATCGCCAAGCAAAGAATGTGGTATGGAATGATCTTATTCAAATGCTCACAGAACGCAACTGGGTAAAGAAGATTAATCAAAGTGACTTAGAGATAACACTGGTAAATGGTTCAATTATAGCCTTGCGTAGTTCAGACAACAAAGAAGCATTACGTGGTACTAAATGGAACTTCATAGTGTTTGATGAGTTTGCTTCAATGGACCCAGAAACATTTCAAAGTGTATTACGTCCTACATTATCAGACACAGAAGGACATGCCTTATTCATTGGCACACCATATGGTAGAAACCATTTTTGGGAAATGTATAACAATGCTAACAGTTTAGATGATTGGAGCAGTCATCAGTATACAACTATACAAGGTGGCAATGTAGCACAAGATGAGATAGAAGCCGCCAAACGTGACTTACCAGAAAGAACATTTAACCAAGAGTATAACGCCACCTTTGAAGATGCTGCCGGACAAATCGCATACGCATTTAGTCAAGATAATATCCGTGTAGCACCAAGTATAAGTGACAGTAACGCACTACACATAGGAATGGACTTTAACAGTGACTTCTTTAGTGCCTGTGTGATGATTCAATCACGTGATGAACTACATGTAGTAGATGAAATAATGTTAATGAATGCCAGCACACATGATATGTGTAAAGAAATACAAAGTCGTTATGGTGTGCGTAGACAGGTGTTTGTTTATCCAGATGCCTCAGGTTCACAACGTAAAACAAGTGCTAATGGTATGACTGACCACCTTATACTACATAATTCAGGATTCAAAGTGCGTACACCTAAAATGAATCCACCTGTAAAGGATGCCATTGCCGCAGTAAACAGTAGATTGCGTAACACTAATGGTGAAACCAGATTATTCATTGACCCTAAATGTAAGCATACCATAGACAGTATGAACAAGTTTACATATATCGAGGGTAGCAGACAGCCAGATAAGAAGTCAGGATATGACCATATGTTTGACGCACTAAAGTATGCTGTATGGCAACTGTTTCCAATACAGCAAACACAATTTAACACAACATCAACAAATAGATTTAGAAACGCAGGAGTAAGACCAAGATGAAAACAGGAAAAGGCAACAAAGCATGGAGTAAGGCCCCAGATAAGAAAACATCACAGTGGAAGAAGAATGAAAGCATTATTGCTAAGAATCCATTCTTAAGAGCACAACGTGATAAGACACAAGGACTAGGTCCTAGTAGTGCTATCAATACAGGTGTCAATGATCAACAGTACAAAGACAACTACGATAAGATACAATGGGGTAACAAAGAAGATAAGCCTAAGCCAAAGTTCACAATGCGAGTAAACGGCAAAGTAGTAAACAAGGATGCTGATGAAGAGTAGCAATTGGCATGGAGGCAAAGGATCAGGTAGACGCAGTAGTCAAGATGACAAGAAGTACAGTGACAACTGGGATGCCATATTCGGTAAGAAAGTAAAACAAGTAAATGAAAAGTTTCCAAACACACTTGAAAGTTTAGATGATACAGAATATCCGCAAAGAGATAACATTAACAACCGAGAGTAGTAAATATCTATATAGGAGAATATATGAAACATAAAACACTAGCACAAAAAAGACACGCAAAATCACTTAAAAGAAAGAACAAGAAGTATACAGGACCAAAGTATTCTAAACTTGAACAAATGGTTTTACTGGCACCATTGTTATCCAAAGTAGGCATAGAACTATTTGCCGATACAGGATTTACACAAAAGCCAGAATTGAAACCGGAGTTCCGTAATGTCCAAAGCACAGACACAAATACCAGTTTCGTATAGGCCGGTATCTAATGGTACTAGGGTGTTGGAAGAAACCACTGAACCTGTGTATCAAACATGGCGTATCACATACAGAAACGCACCACCTGCCGATATGAATTATACGTTTACAAAGGATTATGAATACCATGGGCCAGTAGAACTAATCAGACGTGAAGTACAATATGAAATGGGACACTATGGTGGCCTCAAAGCCGAATTAATAAAGGGAGATAAAGAATGAAATTACCAACAGAAAAAATATCAACAGCATTTAACACAATGACTCTAACAGGTCTCAGTTTGTTATGGGGACAAATATTAGGATATCTAAATCCTTACTTTACCATACTAACTGTGATGTGTATACTGGTAGGATATGGTAGTGAAGTGCGTATCAAGAAGGAATCTTAGGAATCTTATTTCTGTATGTGAGGTTAATGCCATCATCAGTATTTTCCCACCAAAACATAGTGTTAAACCATGCTAACAGATGAGGATCTTTTTGTAATGTTTCTACTACTAGCCTGCTTAATTCTACTCGTTTCTTTGTAGTAGGATTATCCAAGTAGTCTTTGGCAATTGCCATGAATACCACTTTGTAACTTTCATGTTGATCTTTAGTCATCTTCATTGTTAACACCCTCCACAGTATTTAACCACTCACGCAGACTGGGTTGATCTATGCCACGTATATCAGGCTCTATATGTGGTAGTGTTGCCTGTAAAAACTTTTTATAACCTTCAGTGGGGGGATTATCTACAAAATGACCATTGATCCAAACCTTGCGTCTAGACCTTTTTGTTCTCATCGTATTGATCCATGTAAGTGCTTTCTATTCTAAAGTCTGGACATTTAGGATTTTCAGT